GACGCCTTTCCCAACGGCGGTCCACAGATTGAAGAAGAACCACCACCAGCCGCGCGAGATGATCCCGTTCTTGTCGACCATCGGCCCCGGCGCGGGAGGCGGAACATTGAATGCGTTGCTCATCAGACAAGATCAGCGTTGATGATCGCCACCCGAAACGGATCGGTCGTCGAGAGCTCGAAAATCCGATCAAGTCCCGAATTTCTCCGGGTGGAACCGAGTCGGTTGAATTGCACCCGCGCCGCCGTCTGCCCTACCTTCCCCGCCGAGGCATAGCGTTCCGTCGACCATGTGTGCGCCCCGTCATCAGACCAGCGGAGAACCATTTGCGGGTTGGCGTCAGGGGCCACGGTGATCCCGGTTTCCATGTCAATATTCAACTGGGAGAACCGGACAGGCTGGTAGCTCGGCTCTTTCAAAGCGCGCCATGCCCGCAGCCGCTTTATCGCCGCGCCGTTGTCGGTGTAGGCTCCCAGATCGTAGGCATAGAGATTGCCGTTGCTGTAGTCGCCGACGATGTTGAGGCCGTTGAACAGCGCCTGGCAGTTCGGGCGCGCTCTCGTCAACTGACCGTTCTGGAAATACCCTCGCTCTTGCCACATGGGCACGCCCGCGAGCTGTGATACGGTCTTGTCGTAAACCCATGTCGCATCGCCGCTCGGGAAGTTGAGCACGTAAAATTCGTGACCGTTCTGCTGATACGAAAACCCGACCGCATCATTGGTCGCCGAATAGGCGTTGATCGCGGCCTCGACTCCGTGCGTCGATATCCGCACCACCTCATTGCCTCGGCTCATCACCACGACGTTCTGGCCGCTCCTGCTCTGCGACAGCCAGAACAAATCCTCGCCGTCGATCACAAGGGACTGCGGCGCGTTGATGCCGTGCTCGATGTAAAGCCCATCAACGCGGGCGAAAGAGAAACCGGCAGTGCCGGCATTGTACCAGATTTCAGTCTCGAACTGTTTGATAAGCCAGATTTCCCGACGTATCATCACAGGTCGGGTGAGCAGATCGGGATCGCCTGACGCATCTCCGAAATTGAGCGCGTTCCATGTGCCGAGATCGAGCAAGTCGGACTGAAACCACAGGCTCGTTCCCGGCTGATTGATGAGCCCGAACCCGTCCTGCTGGGTTGCGAAGATCGACCCTGCCGCCCCGGTAAACGGCAGCGTTATCGAATTGAGCACCGTCCCGTTCCACAGATACCCAACAGCCCCGTTGAACACGGCCATTTGTGAGCCGTTGTCGATGATCGATACTGGTCCGCCACCCCCGACCGCACCAATCTCAGTTACAGCCCACGCCCCCGATACCGAGTAGAGGACATTGCCGCTCACGACATAGAGCAGGTCTTTAAAAAGATGGAACCCCTGGATCGGCCCGCTGCCGACCGTCAGTTTCAATGTCAACCCCGGCGTCGAGTAGAGCGCACCGACCGCCTTCCCCTGCCTCGTTTCGACGATTTCGGGATACAAATTCACCAGCCGATCCGCCGCAAGATTGCTTGACAGCGAAACGTAAAAAGGGCCGAATATTGGGGTCTTCAACGGTAGGTATCGCTGTATATATTCCAGACAGCCCCGCCCCGTGCCGTAAGTTCTTTCTCAAACACGGCGATATTCTCGCGAACATTGGAGCGCTTGATATTGGCTTTTGACTTTCGCGCGTCTTCAATAAGCCACGGCGACGGCTGCGTGTTGTCGGGCTTGAAGTACGGCCAAACGATGAGCGCGAGGTTATCGACGATCGCCTTGATGTAGCCTGGGGGGAGACTGACGACGGTCGAAAGGTCCGCGAAATCGGAAAGCTGGAGGTAGCTGTTCCAATACGCGGTGATCGTCATGTTGGGCTGCGGGTAGAAATTGAGCTCGCCCAGCGGGAATTTCGGGTCGTAGAATAGCGTGTCGGGGAGGTTGGAATTCGACTGCTTGATATTCCAGATGGTATTCCACACGTCCCGCGGGACGACCGCGACGGGATAGCGGTTATTGTTGGTGTCGACCAGATACGCGGTGCCGGGGCCTTCAAGAATGCGGATCGGCCGCGTCATGTTGAAGTCGGGCGTGCCTGTCGTACCGATCGTGTAGGTGTTCTCGCCGGGGTTGAGCGTACCGCTCTGTTCAAGGATTTGATAGCAGGTCAGCGACTCGTTTGACCATGAGTCGAGCATATTGTTGAGCACGGTCAACGCGCGCTGCGCGTCGGCGGAACTCATCGTCTCGCCGACTCCGTAGACGCCGATCTTCTCTACCGCGTCTTGAATGAGGTCTTGGGCAGTTGCCACGGGCTTATTTCTTCTTTTTGGCTGCCTTGGCGCCCTTGGCGGTCGTCTTGCTGCCTTTCATGAGGCCGATTTTGTTGAGGGTGCCGTATATCGCCGCGTTGTTGCCGGGATATTCCTTCTTCAGCTTCCCCTCGACATCGGCGACGGCGGTTTTCTTGCCGCTTGGGGTACGTTTCGGCATTATGCGGCTTCCTTCTGCTCGATGGCTTGTCGGAGCTTCTTTTCGCCCCATCGCTTGTCGAATTTGATGCCCATCTCGGCGGCTTTCGCGCACAATTCGGCGCGGGCATCGGGTGCCACTGTCCCGTTCGCTGCCGCCATGATAGCGGCGAGGCATTCGTTCTCGATTTCGGAGGGCTCGGCGCGTTTTACCGGCTCATGCCGGGTCGAGCCCCGCATCACCTCGTCTTCCTCCTGGCGGGACCGGACGATCTGCGGTTCCTTCCCCTCGGGCCGGACCCATTTCGGGTACTCGTTCGTCTCCGGTTCCGGCGCGTTGGGGTCTTGTTCGACCAGTCCGTTCACAATCCGGGGATACTCGTGATGCCGGTAACTTTTCGGAAGCGGGGCGATCTGCGCCCGCTCGAAGGATTTGGCGTCACCGCCCTGCGCGACATACCCCCGCGCCGCATAGTAGGACTCCTGATCCGGATTGTTCACCATCACAGCGGGGAATTGCTCAGGCACCCCCGGCTTGGCGTGGTGACGGTACTGTGCGCCCCGGTTTGCCCCGCCCTCATAATCGTCAGAGATCACGGCGGGGCGGTGGTTGGGGTGCTTCATCCACATCGGGTAGCGTTCAAATTCCATTGCTTCCTGCCAGTTGCGTCTTCACCCAGGCGTGCCAGTTGCCGGTCCATCGCTTCATCCCGCTGTGACCAAAGGTCAGATTGGGGATGATGTAGATTTTTCCTCCCAGCCGCCGCCAATCATCCGAAAAATGCCAGTCTTCCGAACCGAACACCCCATTGCGGTTCCCCGCCTCGAAGTAGCCGAGGAAATCCCCGTCATCGCAGTGGTAGTCGCTATGCGGCATATGCTCAAAGACGGCCCGATTGAGGCGGAGGAACCCTGTCGGCACCCGAGCGGCCTCAACGTACCCATCTTGATCCGCCCAGAGTTCGTCCTTGTCGAACCCGACCGGGAACATCACCGCGCCATCAGCGGTCTTTTTCGGGTATATCCCGCAGATAAATGGACGCTTGGCAGCCGCCAATTGAAGAATTCCCCCCGGTTCGAACCCGACATCGGCATCGACAAACAGGAGATCGGTCGCATTCGATCGCAGGAACCGCGTCACAAGGATATTGCGGGCGTGCTCAAGATAGGCACACCCGCACACAAAATCGATTGTGAGAGCGATCCCGGCGCTTTCCAGCAACCGGACGCCCTCACAAAGCGAGTGGGCGCAATCGGCAACGACTTCGCCCGAATAGGCCGGCACGGCGATGTAGAGATGCCGTGCCGGCAGGCACTCGTCGATCACGTACCGACCATCAACCCGAGACCGACCAGCGTAGCCCTGATCTCGTTGACCAGCGTTACGATCTGATTGGCCTGTGTCGAGGTCGTATAGCCGAACGGGGTGGTGGTGGTTGCGCCAGTGGCCGACACCGCCGTTCCCGAGCCCGACCCGCCCGCGCGCTGCGCAACCGGCGTGGCACCGTAAAACGAAATGGTATCGGTCGCGGCGACCCCCATCTTGAGGCCGTCAGGGTTCTCCGGGCCGACCCGGAGCGTATTGGTGGTGGTAAGGGTGGGCATGTCACGACACTCCTTGTGTCATCTGTAGAACAATAGGATCGGTCCAACGCTTTTCCGCGCCCGACGCGATGCCTTCCGCTATGGCCTGGCGGAACATCTCGACGAACTCGTATTGCATCATCGGCCCGATGCGGGTTTCCTTGTTGCCGTTGCGCTTGTCGAGCACGACCACTTGGTACAAGGCGGGCTTCGGCGGGCGCTCCGGCTTCGGGAAACCTCTCCCCCAAGGGTTGAGAGGCACGAAGTCGGGGTAGCCCGCCGGATTGCCGCCCGTGATCGAGAGCGCCGGCCGCTTGGCGAGGTCAGCCATGTATTAGCCCGCGAGACGCACAGCCAGTTCGGGGTAGTACGTGCTGACCCCGTACAGGATGTCGACGCGGCAGGGCATGACATCGTTGTTGATGTCGAATGCCCGCACGATCCGCATGGAGATGTTCTTGTACATCTCGCGCGCCTTGAAATCGACGCCATCCGGGAGTTCCTTCGGCACGGTCACAAGGCCGAAAGCATCGCGGACAAAGCCGATATTCAACGGGTAGACCTGTCCGGTAGTCCCCTGGACGGTGATCGCCGCCGAATTGGCCGGCGAGGCATCGACCGTCTGGTAGGCGCCCGACGTGGTGATCGCCGGATAGATCGGGATCGTCGCGTTCCCCGAACCGTCCGAATTCACGGCTGCGGTAACGTAGAAATTCTGCAGAACGCCCGTCGACTGATAGTTTTCCGGGTTGACTGCATGAACGCCCGCGAAGGTGATCACATCGCCCGCCTGCAAGAGGTTGGTGATGCTGTTGGACCAGCCGTTCGTGACAATGCTTGCGCCCGTCTGCGCCGCGCCGTTCACCGTACCGGAACCGCCTTGGAGGCCCGTCGTGTGCATCGCGACGTTCTGGTCGGTGTAGATTTCGAAGTTCGCGATGGCGGCGAGGAAGCCTTTCAACGCGGGCTCCGAAACCGACTGCACAAAGAGGCCCTTCAGCGCATCGGCCAAGGCCCAATTCGCCGCCGCGTTCAGGATCAGGGTGCGCCCGTCCTGCGGGACCGCGCCTTCATCCATGCGCTGCCCAACGGCGCCGAGAGCGGCGAACGTGTTGGGCGTGGTGCCCGGCGTGCCGACCTGGTTCTGTACCTGGCTGGCAAGCTGCAACACGTCGTAGTCGATCTTGTTCGCCAGAGCGGCGGCGATCGGCTTCAGGTATCGTTCCGAGAACTCCTCGATAACGAGGGTGAGTTCCTTGGACGAGAACAGAAAGCCGACGTGCTTCTGGTTCGAGATCGTGATCGAGGTCGACGGCTCGGTGATGTTCTGGATCACCAAACCCGCACCATCCGACACGGTAAAACGGTTCGGCTTGCGAACCGTCAGAGTGTCACCGATCTTGGCGAACTGATTTTCGAACTGGCGGTTGACCTTGCCGGCAGCCACCAGGTTGTTTTCGAGGATGACCAGCGTTTCCTTGCTGATCAAAGAGGGAGTGAGGAGGGTATCGGTCATAGCGCACGCGCTCCGATGGAGTTATGGGGAGCGCTCCGATGAAGCTCGGAGACGGGCTGCGTGCGCCGCCGCGGATTGGACCCACACTTTCGGAGTGGTCGCCGGGCCTTTGAGGACAGCCAGTCTGCTGCCGTGACGCCGGCAGCGGTCGAATGAGCCCGGCTACAAAGCGGCCGGTGCGCCTGTAATGATGTTAGTTAATGCGCTGCCCAAACATCGATGCTTTACGCTCTGCGTTGAGCCTCGGCATCCGATAGGCTGCGTATTCCTCGGTAGACATTTCGTTGGGGTCTTTCGGCCCCGCGTTGTTGTTGTTCCCCACGGGGGTGATCGGCTTCGGCGCCTTTGTCACCTGAGGCCGCGCCG